GGGGGACTCCTTGGCGATAAAGTACCGTCTCTCCACATCCACCTCTTGGACAACCGCCAAGTCGGTAACACTAAGCGGTACCAGCGGAACAACCTCCACAGCGATCTACAACACAAGCAACGCACTAGTCACCTTCGACACATCCAAGTCCTACGTATTTCAGGTGACTGTGAGCGACAAGTCAGGTGTTAGCGGCAACACCGCATCCAGAACGACCACTCTCTCTCAGGCCTTCTTCACCATCGACTTCCGCAGCGGGGGACATGGTTTGGGAGTCGGTCACTCCGCAGATGTAGAGGGAGTGTTCCGCATAGGAATGGACGTACAGATCGACGGATATGCAGACTCCTCTAACTACGACCGCGGTAACTTCGCATGTGTAGATCCGCGACTCCCGCAGAACGACGCGGCGGACAAGCTGGAGAGCACATGGGGTAATGGACTGTTTTTCTACCCACCCACAGACTTCAATGACGAGGATATCGGCAACCCGATCTTCAAGTCACAAGGATACATCAGAGGCATCAACCTCTTGAACGGCTGGAGAGGCGTGCAAATAGAAGCCCAGAGATACATTGACGGAGCCCGCAAGACTACTCCACTCAATCTAACAGTGGACAGCGCGGGCGTTTCGCACGCAACGTTAGGGGGAGTCGATATATTCATGACGCACGGACATGTTGGTCAGGACACCACGACCGCGGCGAACAGCTACAAGGACTTCACCGTTAGCTTTGGGCACACCTATTCTTCTCCACCACATGTAATAGCAACGATGTACTCGACCTCCACCTCGCCCACAATGGGCTCGATACAGGTCGCGGTAACTTCCGTCTCAAACAAAGAAGCAAAGATCCGCATCTTCAACAACACCAACGGTGGCAGAAGCCCAGGCTTCTACTGGTTAGCAATCGGAAACTAGCGAGGGCCCGCGACGGCAGATGATTAAAAAATATATGTACGTGCGGAACACTCCGTAGGTACATGCGGGATTTGCGGCACAATCTGCGGAACAATCGCCTATAATGACAAATAACCGCAGGTAACCCGCATATAGTTATTATTGAGTGGGAGTAAAGAACATCCCAAGAGAGGGTACATAACAGCAGGTAGATGGGGTAGCGGTTTCGTCGCTACCCCATTTTTTTGGTCAGGTTTGCGGAACACTTGCGGAACATCTAGACTCGAATTTGACGGAAGAAAGGACAGAAGATGAGGTACAGTTCCGCGCACGCAAGGCAGCTCAAGAGCCGCAAGGGCAAGCCATGGCAGGCGGTGCTCCGCTACAAGGACCCCAGCGGGAAGTGGAAGGACATAACCAAGATGCTCCCCGATGCCAAGGGCAAGAGGGAGGCGGAGCGCCAAGCCAAGGAGTGGCTGGACGAGATGAACAAGGCCGCGGGGATGATCCCATCGACCCCGCAGAGGAAGAGGGACCGTCAGACGGTGGCGGAGGTGGTCTCCCAGTACATAGACAACGAGCTTGCTCTTGGGAAGATGGAGAGGTCTACCTACAACAACGACAAGTTCATACTCAGAAAGCGGATACTCCCCTACATAGGGGACATACTCTTCCTAGAGCTTGACAGGATAGCCATAGCGGACTGGATAACCAAGCTAAGCCAAGAGGGGCTCTCGCAGCACTACATCTACAGGGCCACCACCATAGTCAACAAGGTCTACAACTACTACCTCAACGCGGGGGAGATAGCGGTGAACCCCTTCAAGCAGGTGAGGTACTCCAAGGGCAAGACCAAGAGGATCACCCACCTCACCAAGGAGCAGATGGACGACTTCGTGACGTGCATCCACGAGGACTTCACCCCAGAGGACAAGATGTATCCCGCACTCTTCCTAGCCTTCTACGCGGGACTCCGCAGGGGAGAGATATGCGGGCTCCGCTGGAATGACGTGGACTTCGAGAGGAACACCATCACCGTCTCCTCCGCGATCGGCATAGCGGCGAACGAGAGCTACACCAAGACGCCCAAGAACGAGAGCAGCTTCCGCACATTCCCCATGATCCCGCAGCTGCGACAGGTGCTAGAGGAGGTCTACGAAGCCCAGCAGCCCAAGAGGGAGTGGTACGTGTGCGGGGACAAAACCAAGTTCTACGTCCCCAGCAGCTTCTCCAGCAACTTCAAGAGATTCGCGGTGAGGCACGACCTAGTGGACGCATACGGGAAGCGCATCACTCCGCACGGGCTCAGGCACAACCTAGGCGCGGTGGGGATCAGGTCCGACATGGACATAGCTTCCCTCTCCCTCATGTTCGGACACTCCTCCAGATCCATGACGCTCGACACCTACGGGGACGCCAACGAGGACGCAAAGCTCTTGGCCGCGGAGAAGCTCTCGAGCACTTTCCAGACGGAGATGGACGCGGCGCAGGGATACACGGAAGAGGAATAGCATTTCACCTCTTGGAATGCCTATACTCAATTGCAGAAGTGCCATTTAACAGTCGGCACACGTCCAAGAGAAGGAGAAGTAATGAACGCAATAGAGCAGGTGAAGGCGAACATCAAGCGTCTCAACCTCGTGGAGAGCGAGGACTGGACACCCGTTATGGTCGTCAACGACGCGGACAAGGCGGCAGAGGTTATCAAGATCGCTATCACCGACAAGTCCTTCGTGGACTTCGAGTTCACCGACGGGCGCAAGGTGAGGACCTCCGCATCCACCGCCAAGAAGATGCTCACCATCCGCACCAACCTCAAGAACTTCACCGCCACCGAGGACAACGACACCTACGCCAAGTTCTGGAAGGAGATGCGAGACCTCAACGACGCATACTTCCTCCAGTTCTTCGTGGACCTCTACGAGACGGACGAGAACCTCATGGACACCGTGAACCGTCTCCGCAGGGAGAGGAAGGCCGCGGCGGTGGAGCGTGGCAAGAAGGCCGCAGCCAACCGCAAGGCCAAGCTCGAGGCAGAGGAGCAGGGAGAGCAGAATGAGTAGGGAGCAGAGCATTCAGGTCTGCGTGCAAGACGGCGAGATTAAGGAAGCCTACACCTTCAAGGTCCACTGGGACAAGCCCGCTTGGATTGACGAAGAGGGCGAGGAGGGACTGGACCCAGAAGAGGAAGCCGCCATGCGGGAAGAGGACGAAGCCATAGACCTCATAGCCGACTTCCACGACTACATCGAGACGCTGGAGGACAAGCTCTCCGAGTTCCTCTCTTGGGGACGTGTTGAGTACGACCAGAAGAACAACGAGATTCTCTCGGAGATGCTCGCAGCCTACAACGTTGACATCCCCATCATCATGGAAGCAGTAAAGACCCGCATGGAGGTCGGAGCGTATACCAAGGAAGACATTGAGGACGTCATAGACAACCTCTACAGGCAGGGAGAGTACCTCAAGGAGCTTGCGGACGTCTTCCAAGACAAGCTGGACCGCATGTAGATCCGCAGGGACAAAAGAATTTGGGCCACTTCCCATTAGGGGAGGTGGCCTATTTTCATATCTAATTGAGAAGGCAGGGGAGTTTTCTAGTCAACCAATCGAATGATTTTTTCCTTACGCCCTCCCAGAGCCAACTCAAAAAAATTAGAAAATTTGGGTCAAACCCTTTTAGGCCAATGCCCGAGTTTTCATATCTTAATGAAGGGGAAGCAGAGACCCTTCCAGCCATATTTTTCTTCCTTTGTTTTGGTGAGGGACGACACACACCCAGTCGTCCCTCCTTTTCTTAGGAAGAGAACCGTTAACAGAACTCCAAGAGAGAAAGGAAGAAGAAATGATCTACGACAAGGCGATGAAGCAAGTGGGCACCAGAGTATCGGTGGAGACTTGAGAGAAGATGCGGCACCACTGCAAGAGACAGGGGCTCACCAACTCCGAGTTCATGCGGGAGGCCATAGAGAGCTACCTAGAGAAGCAACCAACCTCCGCAGACATGGGACAAAAAAATTTATAAAAATCTGGGTCAACCCTTATTAGAAGGGCATTCCAGAATCCATATAGAGTAGAGAGGGATTCAAGAAACCAAGAATAGAAAACCATTTGGTTTTGAGCGAAACGAAGTGAAGCGATCAAAACCAAAAGACAAGAGTGAAGATACAGACAAAGATAAACAGATAGGGAGATAGGAGAAGTCAAGAATCCAGATCCAAGGTATCAAGACTATCTCCCATCTCCATATCGTCCCTATCCAGTCATAAATCTTGTCAAACATCCAGTCTTCCTCTCCAGTCACGTCACTTGTCTTGTCGTTCGCTTAGCTCCGCTCCGCTCCGCACGCTCACGGACAAGTGACTCAGAACCAAAAGAAGAAACAAAGAAAGAAAAGAGGCAACAACCATGGCTACAACCAACAACTACATTTCCCGCATCAAGGACTACTCCAAGGACCTCCCGCAGGAGCTACAGCAGGAGGTACTCATCCAGATCCAGAAGCTCCACATCAAGGGCTTCTCCTACGAGTGAATCTTCACGGCCCTAACCCACAAGACATGTGGGGACTGGCTCCGCTACGGATTCGGCCTTCTCTGGACCCGCAGCTACCAGAACCAGATAACCAACTACCTAGAGCGCGAGCACGCCCAGCTGGGCAACATATCACCAACTTCCCTCTCTTGGGACCTCCTCATGGAGGACGAAGAGCTAGAATCCGCGAACGCCAGCCACGGCTACGCCTACTAAGAGGGGAGTGATACACATGCGCACAACAGAGGAACGCACGTCTCCCAGCTACCACAGCTACTACCGCCAGCAGTACGACCGCTACGCGCCCATCAACCTGCAGGACCCCAACCTGCGCGAGCGCGTACCCGCCCACATACTCAACATGCTCCTCTTCGAGCCGCCCATAACCCGCACGGTAACCACCTGCGAGCACACGGAACGCGGCTACGCCATGCGGAAATCGGTCACCACGCCCGCACCCCTCCGCAGACGAGAGAAATAAAACTCTTCTTCTCTTGGGGAATATCAGGCACCCACAGAATTTTAAATATTTCTTACCCGTCAACAATATACCAAGGGCCGCAAAATATTTATTCATTTGCGGCCAATGCATATAACATTGACAGGAATATTTAAATATTATATAATTAATATAGAAAGAGAGAAGCATGCGCTTCAAAACTATCAATGATTATACAAACAAAGGAGAACAAATGTATATCCCAATTATCGAGACATTCACCACCTTCGCACCAGAACTACTATTCTGCCTAATACTCGGAGTGTGCTTCCGCATCTTCAAGTAAAGAAACATACAAACAAACAAGCAAAGGAGAAAGACATGAAAGAGACAATCCTATTCACTGCACTATTGGAGGGCGGAGCCATGTTCGAGGGCCGCGAGATCGACGGGATAGAGATGACCTACGCGCTACCCGTCACCGAGGACATGGACGACGAGGAGCTCGACATGCACAACACCATCGTGAAGGACCCGCTCTACAAGCGATTCTTCACGTCCTACCGCATCACCCGAGTACGCCGCAAGCGCACCAAGGACTAGGGCAAAACCCGATAATCCAAGAAGACCAGCCCACATATTATGTGAGCAAGCTGGGCCCCGCAGGCCTAGCAGGTCAACCCACGAGGGGAGCACCCGTTGCTCCCCTCTTTTTTATTAGTAAAACAACCCAGAGAGGAGGCCACCATGCCCTCAGTATCAAAGGAGGAAACGGACGCCCGCATCTACGACTACGCATGGCACTACGTCAACACCTGCGGAGGCTCCAAGCAGAACGCTTTCAGAAAGATGATGGACACACGCGACGAGGTCTCCAAGAAGGACTACAAGAGCGCGGGATGGCACTTCCACGAGAAGCACAAGCAGGAGATAGAGCGCATGATAGAGCGCTTCCGCGCAGAGAACCGCGCGGAGTACCCGCACATGCGGGACAACAACATAGCGATCCTCTCCGACATAGCGGCCATGGGGAGCAGGGACAGCGACCGCATCTCCGCGATAAAGGAGCTGGACAGCATCATGGGCTACAACTCCACCAACCTCAACCTCAACGGAAAGGTGGACTCGGACATAGAGGTCACCATAACCAACCTCTAGGCTCTATTGGAAGGGGGACGCATGAAAGTAAACATAGACGGGAGCGTGTTCTGCGACCACTTCAAGCCGATCCTCCTAGACGACGAGCACTTCATCATCCTCCTCATAGGCGGCGGCGGGAGCGGCAAGAGCTACTTCTCCTTCCAGCGCTCGATCCTGCGGTGCCTCATGGACAGGCGCAAGTACCTCATCATCCGCAAGACCGCGGTGGACGTCCGCAAGTCCTGCTGGGAGGACGTAACCTCGATCCTCTCCTCTTGGAACCTGCGGCAGCACGTGAAGGTGAACAAGTCCACCATGACCATCACCTACCCCAACGGCAGCGTGATGATCTTCACGGGACTGGACGACAGCGAGCGCATCAAGTCCATCCCCAACATAACGGACGTGATAGTGGAGGAGGCATCCGAGATCAACTACGAGGACTTCTCCCAGATCAAACAGAGGCTTCGCGGCAGAGGCAGGCTCCGCAACCAGATAGTCCTCCAGTCCAACCCCATCTCCAAGGCCAACTGACTCTACAAGCAGTTCTTCCAAGAGGGGTGCAAGGAGGACAACTGCCTCATAGACCAGTCCACCTACAGGGACAACCCGCACCTCAACGAGGAGACCATCAGGGTGCTCGAGGGCTACAGGGAGACCAACCCCTACTTCTACCGCATCTACTGCCTAGGGGAGTGGGGATCGCTCTCCAAGCAGGTCCTCACCAACTGGACCGCCCAGCCCATCGACCCCGAGCAGCTGCGCCGCAGGTCCCTCCCGCAACTGGTTGGGCTCGACTTCGGCTACACCAACGACCCCACGGCAATAGTGGTCTCGCTCTTGGACGAGGAGTCCCGCACCATCTACGTGACGAGCGAGTACGTGCGGACGGGGCTGGTCAACTCCGAGATAGCGGAGGTGCTAAAGGGGATGGGGCTCGCCAAGTCCGCCATAGTCGCGGACAGCGCGGAGCAGAAGTCCATAGAGGAGATCAAGAGGTGCGGGATACGCCGCATCCGCCCGAGCGTCAAGGGCAGGGACTCCGTCAACCAAGGGATCCAGAAGCTGCAGCAGTACCGCATAGTCGTGGACCCCGCATGCTCCAACCTTTTGGAGGAGCTCGAGAACTACTCGTGGGAGAGGGACAGATCGACGGGGGAGTACCTCAACAAGCCCATAGACAGGTACAACCACTGCATCGACGCACTGCGGTACTCCCTCCAATGCGCGGACGCACGCCCGCAACTCAAGACACTACCAACCAACGCACTATAAGGAGGACAACGTGAAGAAAGTCTACCTAGACAGAGGGGACGAGCTCACACAGAAGCGACTCCTCAAGATCCTGCGGCACCACAAGGAGACCATCCTTCCAGAGATGCAGCACCACCGCGGATACTACGACGGGACGGGACAGCAGATCATGTCCCGCGCCTACAGCGACCCGACAAAGCCATGCAACCGCATCGTCAAGAACTACTGCAAGACAGTGGTTGAGAACTTCCGCGGCTACATCACGGGCATACCCATCACCTACGCGGCAACGGACGCCGACAACGACATAACACCCCTCTTGGACGTCCTCAAGCAGAACGACTACCAGAACAGCGACAGCGAGTGACTCAAGAACGCACTCATCTACGGACAGGCCCCGCAGCTCTGCTACATCAACGAGCGCAACGAGAAGCGATTCAAGAACGTCCTACCAGAGCAGGTCATACCGATCTATTCCGCGGATCTGGACGAGAGCCTTCTCTACGTGGTCTACTACTACCCCATGGTGGACTGGGACAGCGACGAGTGGGAGACCCGCTACAGCGTCAACGTCTACGACAGATCCCAGATCCTCCACTTCACCGCGGACGCGGGACTCAACAAGCTCGACCCATCTGACCCACCAGAGCCCCACTACTTCGACGAGGTGCCATGGTCGATCTTCTACCTCACCGACGACGGCGAGCCCATCTTCAAGTGCATCATCGGCCTACAGGACGCATACAACAAGATGCTCTCCGACAGCGTCAACGACTGGGAGGCCTTCGTGGACGCCTACATGGTCCTCACCAACGTCTCCGCGGACGCCGAGGACATAGCCAAGATGAAGACCAACCGAGTCCTAGTCCTAGACGACGACGCCACCGCCCAGTACCTCACCAAGAACAGCAACGACACGCAGGTACAGAACCTCCTCGACACCATCAACACCGCGATCCACACCATATCCAACAGCCCAGACTTCTCCTCAGAGGAGTTCGGTGCGGGAGTCTCCAGCGGCATAGCCCTACAGTTCAAGCTAGTGGGATTCAACAACATAGCCGCCAACATAGAGGGCAACTTCCGCAAGGCCATAGGCCAGCGCCTAAAGCTCCTCAACAACGTGTTCACCCTCTTGGACATTGAGGCCTACGACGTGGACGTCACCTTCACCCACAACCTCCCGACCAACATCGCGGACGTGGCCGACACCATCAACAAGCTGCGCGGCCTAGTCTCCACCCAGACCCTCCTCGAGCAGATCCCCTTCATAGACGACCCCTGCGAGGAGATGGACCGACTCAACGCGGAGAACGACCTCTCCGACCAGCTCTACGACTTCGGGGAGCACACCCACGACGGCGGG